CGTCAATGAGGGAAGTTATGGTAATCTCTGGCTCTGGAACTTGCATGTTGTTTACTCCTGAAAGTTGGTTGACCCCGCCGTCAAAAGCGGGGTCTTTTTTTGCTTACTTCTTAGCCCAAGGCGGCGCAGACTTAGCCGGTGCAGCACCAGTAGCAGGCCCAACGGGCTTGAACGGCGCTACAGCAGCCGGTGTCACCCCGCCCAATGCGCGGTAGCCTTTGATCTCATTACCGGCATACTCGCCCGTCTTGACCACCAGCTTGATGCCCAAGTTCCCGCCGATAAGTTGGTCGGTGTCAGTCACCTTGGCAAGGCCAATGGCTCGCATGATGTCGCCAAGCTGTTGGCGACCGATCTCCTCGGCCTTGGTGCTGGCGTTCTTGATGTTCAGGTTGCCAAACACCACTCGGCCCTGATGGCTGGGGCCAGTAATGGTGTACTTGGCGGCAATGTACTTGCCGTCGCCTGCCTTGGTTGGCTTGACTTCAGCGCCGGTGATGCTGGCGTTGTACCAACCCTCCGGCAAAGGCTCAAAGTTGCCAGTGTTGCCTTTCGGCAGCGTGTCGAGAGTGAATTCTTCGTCAAGAAAGGCCATGATTATTCCTTAGTGATAGTAAAAGTGGGACGTCCAGGTGTGGACGTAATGGCACCAAGCAGAGGCCCGGTAACGGCGTCAGCAGCCGCGCCCCATGCCTTCGCATTGATTTCGGGCTTCCAGCGAAAAAGGCTGGAAAGGTGTTCGGACAGACCAGCTTCAGCGGCCAGCATTTGCAACTTGTCGGCGTCGATCTTCTTGTTGATGCGGCCCTCCGTTTTGATGACGTAACCGTCAATGGCGTGTTTGACCGTGCCGTCCAAGTCCTTGGGGATGGCGAACGTCTCGACCATCAGGTCTTCCAGTTCCCGGCGCTCGGTCACGGCAGCGGCCTCCAGCTTTTTGGCGTCAAGCCAGCGTTGGTAAAGGGTGGTCATGGTTGTTCCTGTGAATCTTTAACGTACTTCGTGAGGGAAGCAAGGGAGTAATTAGCGTCACGCACATACTTGGCGAACTCGTCTAATTGAGCGTCATCCATCTGGTGAATAGCCATGCTTTTCATATGTTCCAGATTGGCGGACAATTCACCCGTCCACATAGCAATCATTCCGACTGAGGCTTGGCTCATGCTGCACCCCCGGTGGCTTTGGCGATGGCAGCGCGGGCCCTGGCGCCATCCGATCCGCCAATGCAACCGTCAGCCATCAGCAGTTGAAGCGCCTCCAGCAGATCAGGTGCGGCGGCAAACAGACAGGCGTTAGCCTTTGCCGTACCGTCATCCGGCTCGTCAGAACACTGAGCAACAAACCAATAGCCGTTGCACGCTTTAACGTCATGCTTGACTACATCCCAGTCATCGCTATTGCCAAAATTAATCGCCAGCAAAGGCCCCGACGTATGCCCGCTCATGCTGCACCCCCAATCTTGGCAATAATCTCGCCCAAGTCAGGCGCTTCCCAGGTTCCCAGCTTGCCTGACCTATCCTTGGCAAGCCACAGGCCGTCAGAGTCGCACATCAAGGCGCGTTGGGTGTTTCCCTCGGCATCCTTCTCTACGCGCAGCGCCAGCACTTCATCAAAGAAGTAAGGCAATGCCTGCCCGGTCTTGTTACCCGGCATTGAAGGGCTGTACAGAACCCGGCCCATTTCGTCTTGGGTTTTCTCCAACTTGGCGGTCATCAGGACATGGCGTCCGGGAATGTCGCGGAAGGCGCGGATGATATCGGCCATCTGCTCTTGCATACTGCCGTAGGCTGCGCGGGGATCTTTGTTGATTTTCTTCTCGGTGTTCAAACAGACTTCAGCGATCTCGCTGATGCTGTCCAGCGCCACCGACTTGTACTCAGACTCCAGCACCCAACTGTAAGCCTCGCGTAAGTCTTGCATTGAGGTGATCTCAATGTAAGGCAGGTCAGCGTCCTGTATAGACAGCAAACCACCTTCAGCGGACAGCACCACTGGATGCGGTAAAGTCTTGATCAGGCTGGTCTTGCCAGCCCCTGCTTGCCCGTAGACAAGCAGCTTGACACCGCTGGCACTAAGGCCGCTGGTGCGTTTCAACGAAATAGCCATTTGGCTCTCCTTCTGGTTGCGCTTCCGTCTGGACTCAGTTCGAAGCGTGGTTGCAGTGTAGCATAGGTTCGTGCTACAGTGTCAACAACTTTATAACGAAAGATTTAAAAAGATGCGTGACCCCTTCAAAATCACCGAGCCTACCTGCATCAGCTTCAGCGGTGGCCGCACCAGTGCCTATATGCTTTGGCGAGTGCTTGAGGCTCACCAGATGAGCCTGCCACCTGAAGCAGTGGTTTGTTTTGCTAACACCGGCAAGGAAGACGAAAAGACGCTTGAGTTCGTGCGGGATTGTGCTTTGAACTGGAACGTGCCGATCACTTGGCTGGAGTACGCCGAAGTGGACTTTACCATCGTTACGTTTGAGACAGCCAGCCGCAACGGTGAGCCGTTTGAAGCGCTGATCCGCAAGCGCAACTACCTGCCCAATCCAGTGACTCGCTTTTGCACCAGTGAGCTAAAGATTCGCCCGATTGGGCGCTACTTGCTGTCTTTGGGCATAGCAGAAACTAAGACTGAAGCCGCAAACATGAGCATGATTGGTATGAGAGCAGACGAACAGCGCCGCGCCGCCAAGATTGAAGACAAGTCGCGCATCCCCCTTGTAATAGCAGGCATTACCAAAGAAGACGTTGGCGCATTTTGGCGGAAGCAGTCGTTTGACCTCGGCCTGCCAAACAACAACGGCGTGACTATGCACGGAAACTGCGATTTGTGCTTTCTAAAGGGGGGGGCGCAAGTGTTGTCCTTGATCGCTGAAAAACCAGAACGCGCTATTTGGTGGGCAAAAATGGAGGCACTGGCACTGGCAAGCAAGCCAAGCGGCGCAGTTTTCCGCTCCGACCGCCCCAGCTACGCCTCAATGCTGCAATACAGTAAAGATCAAACCAACCTTTTTGACCCTAACGAAGAAGCAATAGCCTGCTTTTGTGGAGACTAATTTTCATGGCAGACCTCTCAAATATCCTCGGTGGCCCTTGGTCGCCACCAGCACAAAAGCACATCAATTCACCAGAGGATCAGCTAAAAGATGCCATGTTGGCCGCAGGGCTAAAGCCACCTGACGCCATATCTCTTGACGGTAAGCTGCACCGCTTTAACTCAGGCACCAAAGGCGAGAAAGGCCACGACAAGCCTGGTTGGTATGTTGCCTTTTCTGATGGCGTACCGGCAGGTCGCTTTGGCTGCTGGCGCTCGGGATTTGAATCTAGTTGGAAAGCAGACATTGGCCGCAGCTTGACGCCCGTGGAGGAAATGGCACAGTCCCGCCGCTTGGCAGAAGCCAAGACCCAACGTGATGCCGAGGTGAAAAAGGCGCGGGAGGTTGCTGCCAATACCGTCGATCTCATTTGGTCGCAGGCAGGGGCAGCAAGTCCAGAGCATCCATACCTGCAACGAAAAGGCATCAAGGCGCACGGCGCACGGATTACGGGTGACGGCAGGCTGATGGTGCCGCTGTACAACTCAGACGGCGAACTCTCCAGCATCCAGTACATTGACCATCAAGGCGGCAAACTCTATCACCCTGGTGGACAGACCGGCTCAATGTACTGGCTGGTTGGCAGCATGGATGAGGCCACCACTCTCTACATTGCCGAGGGCTTTGCCACTGCCGCCACCATAGCCGAGGTCACAGGCCAGCCTTGCGCGGTGGCTTACAGCGCCAGCAATCTGGTGCCGGTGACCGGGATCCTGAAGGAAGGCCATCCGACGCTAGACATTTGCATTGTGGCTGATCATGACGCTAGTGGCGTGGGGCAGCGTTACGCCGAACAGGCCAGCGCAAAGTATGGGGTACGCATGACAACACCGCCAGTGCCGGGTGACGCCAATGATTATTTGCAAGCGGGGCATGATTTGGCTTTGCTGTTGACGCCATCAACTTCTGAATACAAACTTAACAAATTTATCATTACAGCTTCACAACCTGCACCGATCTCATGGCTTGTGAAGCACTGGATTCAAGACAAGGCGCTAGTGATGATTCACGGCCCGAGTGGTGGTGGTAAGACGTTTGTGGTTTTGGATTGGATGTTGCACATTGCCAGTGGCAAAGCCACTTGGTTCGGTCACAAGGTTCGACCCGGCAACATGGTGTACTTGGCTGGTGAAGGGCATCATGGACTGCGAAGCAGGATTGCAGCCTGGGGTCATAAAAACAACATTTCTGATCCAAGTTTTTGGTCATCTGAGGCTGGATGTGACCTCAATACTGCCGAGGGTTATCTGAAGGTGGTGGAGGCCATACGGGCGCTCAAGATCAAGCCTGATGTGATCACGGTAGACACGCTGCACCGCTTCATGGCCGGTGACGAGAACAGCGCCCAAGACGCCAAGACCATGCTGGACGCCTGCGCAGCCCTCATGCAAGAGTTTGGCTGCACCGTCATTCTGGTACACCACACAGGCGTATCTGAGGAAGCCCAGCACCGGGCGCGAGGCTCAAGCGCATGGCGTGGTGCCTTGGACATTGAGATCAGCGTCATACCCGCCAAGGGCGACAAGTCCATTGAGATCGTCCAGCGCAAAAGCAAGGACGCCGAGATGGCAGCGCCGGTCTACGTTGACCTGGAATCGGTGGCGATACCCGGCTGGATGGATGAAGATGGCGAGGCGGTAACCAGCGCAGTGGTGGTGAAGGGAAAAGTGCCAGAGTCCAAGCAAAAGGATAAGTCGCTAGGGTTTGCAGATTTTGAGAAAGCCTGGTGGGCATCAGGCGCAGAAGAGCGAGGTGGCGCACCTTACCTCACCAAGTCAGTGATGCGCGATTGGGCCGTTACCAATGGCATATCAAACTTTCCTGGCGCACTTGCGGCTGGTTCACGCCGAAACCTGATTGATGGAAAGAACGCCCGATACATCATCAATCTGATTGAAGCCAAGCTGATTGAAGTCCATGAAAACGGCTGGATTGTGATTGACCCCGGTACAGCATCAGGAATGATGTTGAAGAAGTGATAGTTCTGTGATAAACTTTCTGACATGAACAGACTAACCCAACTCAAAGCTAAGTTGAGGGCCGCACAGGCTGAACTTGCAATCCGCACCCGGACGCACAACAGTGCGAGTCGGGCCTATAACAAGGTGACTGCCCATATCACCGAACTGGAGAAGAGAATTGCTGACTTGGAGAAAATTTCAAAGTGAACTGACTTCATACAGTGAGGCCGAACTATTGGCCCTACTGGATGAGGAAAAATTAAAACACCGCAGAGTGTCCATGCTGGAGCGTATTCACCAACGCTACTGCACCTTACGCGCCAGCCGGGAACGGCTGGAGATACTAAAAGAAGGAAAAAGACCATGACCCTAACGCAACAATTCAAGAGGATGACCCGCCGCCTGACCCCTGTGGAGATGGCAGCAACAGAGTTGGCAGAAGCCGAACTGCACCGCCTAGAGGCGCACAGTGCGGTGGAGTACGCCACCAGCGTTGTCAGCTACGAAGACGCCAGGATCAAGCGCCTGCGTAAGTTTTTGGCAGATGCGGAGAAAGTATGACTACCAATGAGATTAGCCTATTGGCATGGCATAAGTTCAAACAACACGTTGACGAAAAGGAATTGAAAGTTATGGAAGCCGCCTGCAAAGAAGAACGAGCCAGGATTGTTCGTGAGATTCAGCGAAGCGCCAAAGCCGTTGACGCTGGCGTTAGCAAGCCCGATCTATGGCAACTGGCAAACTATATTGAAGGAATGCTATGACCATCTGGCCCTTTCCAACTGAACTACCACCCAACCGGCCTGTACCGCCGATGCCTTTCAACCCGAACAACCATGAGGAGAGTCCGCTATGAGTGGCGGACACTTTAACTACAAGCAGCACCATCTTTTGGACATGGCAGATGACATAGGCGGCTTCATCCTGAGCAACGACAGCAAAGAAAAGAATGAGTTTGGCGACAACATCGGCAACCGCTACAGCCCTGAAACCATTGCCCAGTTTGAGAAGGCAGTGAAGGCTTTGAAGCTGGCCTATGTTTATGCACAGCGCATTGACTGGCTGTTGTCTGGTGATGACGGCGAGGATAGCTTTCACATACGGCTACAAGCACAAATTGGAGAACTGAAATGAAAGACGATGAAGTAGAAGACCTCTTCGCTTGGGGCTGGGGGGACGCTGCGGTTGCCGTGGCTGTCCTGTGTGGCATTGCAGCGGTGGGATTTTTCGTGGGGTACTTGCTATGAAACTACCTGAACCAAACTTAATCAACAAGTACCCGACACCGGGGCACTGGCCGATGAGGGGCTGTGATGACTGACAGAGAACTACTTGAACTGGCAGCGAAGGCTGCTGGTATTGAATCGTTGTGGTGGACTAAAGATGGTAACAAACTATTCCAGCGCAACGGTGGCGAACAAAAGCCTTGGAACCCCCTCACAGACGATGGCGATGCGCTGCGGCTGGCGGTGAAACTCCGACTCGACATTGGCTTTGAAAAGCTGCACACAGTTTCCGTGGGGGTTAGCCCCCACGGCAAATGGATTACCGAGTACTGCGACGATGGTATGGGTGCAGACATTTCCGAAAAAACCCGCCGCGCCATCGTCAGGGCAGCAGCAGAAATTGGAAGGAGTATGAAATGACAGGCTTCAACTCAAAGCGCCAGATGGCGCAGGACAAGCTGACTGATGAGGCAGACACGCTGACCATTGTGTACCAAAGAGGGTTTGCCGATGGCAAGCGATCAGCAGAGCGCAAGCCGCTGACGGATGAGGAGATACAAAAAATATGGGACGGTGCTGCTGGTGCGATACCCGGATGGTCGCGTCACATTGCATACGGCCAAGCCATTGAAGCCAAACTGAAGGAGAAGAACACATGACTTACGGCCCCGCCGTCCTCAAGCAGTGCGAACACTGCAAGAAAGAATACAAGTGCCCCAACAGCAGGGCAAGCAAGTCGCGTTTCTGCACAATTACCTGTCGCAATAAATTCGGTTCGTTTGAGCGCATTGAGTACACCTGTGTCACCTGCAACGACAAGTTTATGGCGCTGCCTGACCACGGCGCGGCGCGGCGTTTTTGTAGTCGTAAATGTTTTTTGAAAAACTGCGTACAGCCCGAAGATAAAGAATGTAAAAACTGTGGTGCCGTATTCACCGCAATGCGATCCGCTACCGTTACGCATGGCGATGGTCGGCGACTGTACTGCTCCAAAAAATGCTATACAGAACATTCCCGTAAGTTTGAGGAAAAGAACTGTAGTTTTTGTGGAGAACTTTTTTACCCTCACAGCGTTAGTCGCGACATGACGCAAAAAACATGTTCATTGAAATGTAGGACGGCGTTTTTCTCCGGTGTTAACGCACATAATTTTCAAGGAGGGGCGCACAAACCGCAAGACTCTGCCCACAAGATGGTGCTCATTGGTAAACGTAAAGGATACGTGGGCAAATACACAGCGGAACATCGCGTGTTTATTGCTAAGCACTTGGGAAGGATGTTGACGCGAAACGAAATCGTCATACATATAAATAACCAAGGGCTTGACAACAGGCTGTCAAATTTATTTATATGTGCCTCAATGAGTGAGTACTCTCGTAGGAGGGGTGGGTCTTTGCCGTGGCCCAAGAAAAGTAACTTGGAAAATTTTAAGGAGCGCAACACATGATCACTGAAGATGATGAGTTTGAGCGCATTGAGCGCGAGATTGAGCAACGGAAAAAGAAAGTTGACGATGATCTCATGGTGGTCTACTCATTGCGGCTAACTAAAGCACAGCGCGTCAAGATGTTGCAACTTGGTGGCCCGAAGTGGATAAGGAATCAAATTGATAAGGAAAAAACATGAGTACAAATCAAGAATATTGGGATGCTTGTTTAATACGGACTTGGCGTCAGGCAGGAACTGTAATAGATGCGATTCAAATGTTTCAGAGCATAACAAAGAAAGACTTTGTAGAGGAAGTACCACGCCTGAAACGTGTTCCCAAACTTGGGTATCCGTGGCACACCGGAATCCGGGTTTTTGTGAGTAAACACCTTAGCAAAATAAGCAAACGTCTTTGGGATCAGCCTCCAGAAAAAGACTTGCCGCTTTTACAGAAACTAAAAACGTCCGACTACGATACCGAAGTAGATGTTTTATCAGAGGATAAAGAGTTACAGAAAGAATATAGATTGCTAAGATTTAACAAAAAAATAAATGAACTTCAAACTACTAAGTACAGCAAACGAAATCAAAAAACAGATTGGAATGTTCATCAAGGCCCACGATGACCGATCTGCCTAACTTTGCGGCCTGGGAGCGAACGACACTGGACAGGTTTGCCCTGGACGCTTACCTGAGACTTCAGGCACAGCAAGAGGCACTTGAGCAGTTGCGGCAAGACCTGCGGGATGCTATGGCTGAACTACGTAAATGTACGTGTGCCGCTGCGGTCAATGATCAACGCCTGCCGTCTAGGTAGCAGGACTGATGTGTTGGGGATGCTGATATGCGTCCATGAGTCATACTCGCGGATGATCTGGTCATACGGCAACTTGGCTGCAATGATTGCCCTCACAACGGCGTCAGGAGCCATCCCAGGCACTCGGAAATCACAGGCTAGTCCTTGCCTATGCTGAGAGGTATCTTTGCTGCCTACAGCGTCATTAACGGCTTTTGAGCGAAAGGCAGAGTTGATCATTATGGGCTTGCCGTCCAGTTTGGTCTTGACCAACTCCAAGAACTGCGCCAGCCGGGTCAAGTTGGCAATCTCAGCCGCATTGGGTGTGTTGTCCAGGCTGCGGTGGTCTGTCACCGTCAACTCGGCAAGGCTGAAATGCGGGGTCACTTTGATGCTACGCCTTGGGTCTTCTCAAACGTCCGCAACCCGCCCAGGCCCAGCATCCCCATCATCAACTGCCATAAGTTATCGTCCAAGCCAGGAAAGGCCAATTCAGGCAGGAAGGCAGTCATAAAGGGCCGAGCTAGGTACTGGTAGGCCATCGCCAAAGCGCAGACCCAGCCAATTGCTGGACGCCAGCCCGACACAAACACGCTTGGGTTGCTGGCCTCTGCTTTGTTAATCTCAGTCTGCGCGGTCATCGCTGCCAGTTCGCCTGACTGTTGCAGCTTGAGCAACTCCAACCTCGCCGCATCTTGCGCGACAGGATCCGGGATCAGCTTGTCAATCAGCTTGCTGCCAATCCCCAGAATAGCGTCAAGGCCGATCATGGCAAGTTACCGCCGACAGGGTAAGCAGACCCAACAGGCGCAGAGGTCACCACAGTGGCCCCAACAGGCACTACAGCGCCGTTCCAAGGGCTTTCGTTCAATGGCCCAAGGCAATCTGCCAAAGTAGCGCCGTTGACCTTCTTGGGCCGAATGACGCAAGGGTATGACCACTGGTTCGCCATGCCGCCAGCGCCAGCCGTGGTGACAAATGTGCGTGGCTGCGCTTTGACCACCGCCCAGGTTGGCGCTTGGGGATAGTTCATCTCGGTTGAAAACAGCGACCAAACCGTGTTCTTGCCTTTCGGCGGCTTGCAGGATCCAATCAAATTGCGGTCACCGACAGCTTTGCCTGTCAGCACAGGGCAGACTGAAGTGCCTTCTTGGAAGGTTACGCCGCCAATGACCATCGTCTTGCTGGTTGGCGTTGTCGGACTGGCGGCGCAGAGCGCGTACTGTCCATCACACATGATGAGCGCCGGTTCAGCGTAGGCCGAGGCGACAAATAACAAAAATAGGTATTTCATCATTTTTTCCAGAATTGAACAAGTGAATAGACAATGGCCGCAGCCGCCCAGACGCCAACGCCACGATTGACCCACTGATCGACTTTGCGGTCAACCCTTTGCAGAGAAACCTCATGGATGCCAATTTTGGTTTCTGCGTTGCTGAGTCGCTGGCCTTGGGTGGCCTGCCGTTCCTCAAACAAAATCAACTTGCCAACAGCGTCAGTTAGCTTGTCAACCTTGCTTTCCAATCGCCTGAAATCATCGTCAGTCATCTGAATGTCCCGTTGTTGATAGCATCCATCATGCGCTTGCCGTACTTCTCCACCGCCGCCTTGGTGATGACGTACTCACCGCCCTGTAGCGCCCCGTAGCCATCGTCTGGTGCAGGAGCGCGGCCTTTGAGGTGTTCTGCATGAACCATACCGCCGTTGGCGTACAACCCAAATCCACCGCCAACGCCTGCATCCCCGTCACCACTGCCGCCCAATCCCCCGCCGCCAAACCCGCCGTAGCCACCCATGCCAGCAGAAGCATCGCCGTACAAGCCTGTTGAGCCAGAAGAGCCGCCGCCTTGCAATCCGCCACCCAAAGCGCCCAAAGCCGTCCCGGCAACAGATGACTGCGACACCGGCGAACTCACAGCTTCATAAGCCATAGGGGCCAAAGCCGTCCCGGCAACAGATGACTGCGACACCGGCGAACTCACAGCTTCATAAGCCATAGGGGCCAAATCCGACCCAGTAATATTTGACTGACTCATTGGGCCACCAACGGTAGGCCCACTAAAGCCTAGCCTGTCGCCGCTGTCGTCAACATAACCATAATCTGGAGTGGCGTAGCCTGACTTCTCACTCGCCTGAAACCCCTGCCTAGCCGCAGCCATCGCCGCATCCGCAGGCGAAAGCTGAGACTTGTCGTACTGAGACATACCGTAGTTAACTGCTTTTGCAAGGCCAAGCGCGGGGCCAACACCAGGCATCATAGACATGGCAGCACTTGCAAACGGACTCATACCGTTAATTGCATCCCGCCAACCAGACCTATCCTGCGCTGGGCCTAACCCCATTGGGCCAGATGGCGGGGCATTACCAACGCCTTGATAGCCCTCACCACCCATCATCTGGTTTTGCTGCTGACGCCGCCGCAGCATCTCGTTGAAAGCATTGAGGTAGTACATATGTGTTCCTACTGCGTCATGGCGTTGGTGTTAGTAGCTTTAGGTGCTAATTTGTTTTGGCCCGGAATGTCACTAGCAAAGCTAAACCCTGCTGCGCCAAGACGCCCAGCAGCAGAACTAGAGTAGCCTGCCACGCCTTGCAATATCAGCCGTCGAATCAAGCCTAACTTTTCTGCTTCAGACCCTGGTTTAGCGCCAATTTTTGCTAACTCTGCGGATATAAAGTCTGCCTCTTCTTTGCTTAGCATACCAAACTTTTCCAGCGCGGGACGCATCTGTTCGTTGAACTTTCTAATTGCCCCAGGCCCGGTTGCCATCTCTGAGGTAACTTGGCGCACAGCGTCAAACACTGCTTTCTTTGCATCTGGCGAACGCTCTATGACGGGCGCAATAGACGCCCACCTGTTTATGTCCCCGCCATTGACGGCATCCCGCACATTTTTTAGCGCCGCAGAACTGCTGTCCCAAATTTGATCCGCTAATGCCGCAGATTTGCTGCTCACTGCGCCAGCTTCTTTGGTAAGTGCTGCGGAACCAGCACGACCTTCAGTCAGCATTTTGTTGGCGGCTGCTTTTGCTTGGGGCGCCAGCGCGTTCAACTGAGGACTCAACCCCTTAATTTTTGCGCCTATGTTGGCTATTTCCCGTTCGCTGTTTTGCAATGTGTTTTGGTAGGCAATCACAGATGCCTTTACCTCTGGCACAGCGTTTAGAAACTCACGGTTGGTTGTCATCCAAGTACCCACCTCTTTGGAGGTTTGCTTGGACGCCAACTGGTTAGCTGTGTACTGTTTGGCGGCTTGCGTTGCCAACTCCTTGTCGCCAACCATCTCCACCAAAGACGCGAACATTTTTGGCGTGGAGAAAAACGCGGTTGGTATCTTTGATGGGTCGCTGGCAAATTGCGTCAACGCACCTTTGTCAAGGCCGGTCAATTTAGTACCCGCCTTAGACCCAAAGACTTCTAGACCTGGGCGCGAGTCAGCGTATTGAGTCAGCAACCGAGTCTGAGCGTCACCAGCAAAATCTTTTTGGACTTGAGACACTAGCCCATAAAATTCTTTTTGCGCTACGTTACCAATGGCTTTATAGCCTTCATCCGCCTCACCCCTAAACGCCTCGCCCAACATACGCCGCGCATCGTCAATAGCTTGAAACGTGGGTTTTTCTGGCGGTTTGGCCGGGCTTTTGATAGACACAACACCACCACCGGGAACAGGCTGAAACGCCACAGGCGCTTCGCCGACTCTTGTTGGTACGGTAATCTGGTCAAGTATTTTTTGGTAGCCCCTAGCCACATCTGGAGAGTGAACGCCGGGTTTTAATTCTGCTTTTAGTCTATCTACCAACGCCTTGTATGAACTTAAATCAGTGACTGAATTATTTGTTGCTTCTAAGTTAGAAACAATATCGTCCACTTCAGTTTTAGTTTTTGTGTACGCCGCAGATGCTGCGGTTTTTAAGTCGCCTTGGCGTTTTGCTGCTGCGTTTTGTAACTCACCGCCTATAGTGGCTAAAGGCCGGTTCTCACCAATCGTGCTGACTGTGCTTAACCCAGCATTTCTTGCTTGGTCTTGAAGTGTTTTAAGGTACGCTTGTTGAGACTGAATGTCGGCCCGTTGACCTGGCACTTTTGCCAGTTCTGCATCTGCCGCCAAACTTGCTCTTCGCGCCACGTCAGCGGCTTGTGAATGCAATGCGGTCGCCCTAGCTTCACCAGCGGCCCGTGCTTCTGAAGCCCCCAACTCCATTGCTTCGCCAAGTTTTAACATGGCTCTGCCGGGTTCTTGTTCGCCCATAACGCTGGACTGTATTTCAGTAAGCTGTTTCTGCTCGGCAGGCGATAAACGCCCGTTAGTAAGTTTGGCAAGCATTGACTTTGCATAACTTATGGCGGCTTGTTGTGGGCCACCTGAAACCGTAAACTTACCCAACTGCAAAGCCAATGGCGCTAGTTCAGGCGTCACAGCGCCGCCAGCAAGCCTTGCTATTTCAGCCACTGGTTGACTAGCGCCTGACACTTCAGCAACTTGCCCAGATGTTTCGCTGGCTAAACCGCTAACGCCTCCGCTTATGCTTCGCATTGCTGGCCCGGCAGCTTTTGCACCAGCGGCCATAAAATTTAACGCGCCGCTTATAGGTCGCAAAAAAGGTACGCCTTGAGCCAGCGTTGACGCGCCTTGCAATATTTGAGGCGCTACTGCGCCCATAACAGTCCCTATCGCGCCAGCCCCGCCTATGGCTGTCAATGGGTCTATACGGCTGGTGTCTTTTGGGCCACCGTACTTCCGCTCTGCCATTGGGTTGCCTGTGGCAGCGCCGCCCTCTGTGGTCTGAAAAGCTAAATGAGGATTCTGTTTAATAACTTCCGCTTCTACTTCACTTTGCGTAGCCCCGTCAGGGCCGTCAAGTCTGTAAGTTTTACCGTCGGGCGCTGAAATGCTATATGTTGCCATAACAATTTCCTTTAGTTGCCGACTACGGTAGCGCGACCAAAACCTGCTGATGGGGTTATAGCGCCGCCTGCTGCTGGCGCAGTAGTTCCTCTTTTGTATTCATAGGTCAAGTCGTAAGCATCTTGCAACCTTCCCAAACCTCCTTGAAGTTCTTTAATAAGATCGTCAAGCGCAGTTCGAACATCGTTTGCGTTTTGCTTTCTATCTATGGCTGCGAATGATGCTTTAAGTTGTTGATTCTCTTTGTCAGATACATTGCCTAACGCACCTCCAGTTTTAGACATATCACGCATTTCTTGCAATGATTGAAAACCGCCTTTAGCAATTACTTTATCGTACAGCGCCACGGTTCGGCGACCAGCGTCTGTAAGACCCGGCGTTCTTCCCGCTGCAAACCCAGTAACAGAGTCAAGACCTGGACTATCTCGCAAAGCCTCAAGGTCTTTAATAAACAACGCCGTTTTGTTTTGATGCCCTCTTAATGCGGTTGTTGCTTGTGGATAGCTAGCTTCTAGCTTTTGCCGCATCTGCGGCGTTAATCCTTCAATTGCTTTAGCTGGGGTCAATCCTTCGGCTACAGCCCTTGCTTTGGTAACAATAATAGTTTTTGTGCGATCTTTTGGATCAACAACTTCCACTGTGCCAGTGCCTGCTGCTCCACCAGCCCCACCACCTTCACCGCCACCAGATTTAGCCGTCAATCTTGCCATTTGTGCAGCAAATTCTTTGTTGTACGCAGGTGTACCCAGTTCGCCTTTTAACCGTGCAAACGCATCTGCGTTTTTCATTTCTGTTGAAGGTGCTGGCGGTGCGGCTATAGGTTCGGCTTTAGTTGTTAATCTTGCAAGTTCTTTTTGCAGTCTGTCGTTGTACGCAAGAGAACCTTCTGGGCCTGCGCCTAATGCTATTGCCTTAGCGTTTTTAATTTCATTGGTTGTGGGTTCTGGTGCTGTTACAGGCGTTTTAGTTTTGAGTTCGTTATAGTACGCAAAACCTTCTGGCGTTTCTGGTATGCCCAATGCTCTCATTTCGCCAATAGCAACTGGTGGCGCAGCAACAGTAGGCGCTGCACGTTTAGCAGCTTCATAAGCTGCGTCACCAGCGGCGTCCATTGAGTACCCCAACGCCTTCATTATCTCCAGTTTTTCTGGCGGTTTAGCCGCTGCCGCTACTGCCGCTGGTGCAGTTGCAACTCCCGTATATCCCCGTGGAAAACGTGTTTGCCCAGGACTTAAAGTAAATCCAGGCTCTGGCTTCTGCCCCTCCAACACACTGGCTGCGGTAACAATAAGCCTTTGCTTGACATCTGCGTTCCATGCGGCAGGCATATGCGGTGCAAGTTCCGGGTACTGAGCCAAAACGCTTTCGCGAAGCGCCATGTAACTTGGCGCGTCAGTTGGGTCTATTCCTGCAACCGCATCTCTAGTTTGAGCAACGGCATTTTTCAAAATGTTGGATTTGTGCAGCGCGGCTTGAGAAGATGCTTGTTCAGCTAGCCGTCGCTCTTTATCCCCTTCAGCCAACGTCTTATAGACGCCTTGCCCCGTTGCGCCATAGCCCAGCAACTGACTGCGGTTACCTTCATTAAGACCAGGCAAGAATTGACGCAAGGCGTTGCTCTCTTGCTGCGCCCTTACATATTCATCCATCTTCATCTGGTTTAGCGCGTTGGTTTGCTGCCCCTGCTGCAACTGCTGCATCCTGCCGTATTGGACAAACGGGTCAATCGGCGCTTGGAACTGAGCGCCTTGGGCGATCATAGAGTTTAGGTCAGCCATGTTAGTAACCCCCACCTGGTTGCATTGGAATCATGGTATTGGCGTTGTACGGCGTATTGGTGTACTGAGGCGCGTCATACAAACTAGGCCGTCTTTGCGACGCCAGCCATCTGTCAAAGTTGCTTTGATTTTGATAGCCGCTTGCCATTGTGCCAAGCGCGTTGTTAAACGTATTGCCTGTACCCAACTGACCTGCGGCAGTGGCTTGACCAGCTTGGCCCATCAAGTTACCCGCATTGGTGGCATAGTTTTGACCGGCAGTGCCAATTTGAGTGCCTGCTGTTTGACCTACATCAGCAAGCCCCGCCAAACGGTTGTAACCAGTGTTGGAACGTGCAACTTCAGAGTTGTAGCCTGTCAAAGCACGGTTGTAAGCATTTCCATATTCTTGTGACGCCGTGTCTTGGCCGTAATTTCCCGCAGCTTTAAGAGCCGCGCCAGACATTAGCCCACCTCTAGCAGCAGCTTGCCGGTCAAGAGCTTTTAACCCTTCACTCATGCGAAAGTTGTAGCCGGGGTCTAAAACCATATCGCCAGCGCCAAACTTGAACGGGCCTGGTTGTGCAAACGCGCCGCTTTGCATCTGAGCCAATGCGTTGTTACCTACGTCTAGTCTAGGCTGTAGCCGCGCTATGTCTTCGCGCCGTTGCTGTGCTTGCAAATCAATAGCGCGATTAGCGGCATCCGATGAAGTGCTTGCCGCAGCCTGCTGGCCTTGCGAACTGATTAGCCCACCTAAAAGTGACGCACCAGCGGGGATTGCAATTTCTGGACTAGGCATCTTCAAACTCCTCAAAAGCGTAGAACTCGCGGATTTCGCGGGACACCTTACGCATATGCTCAAAACCACCAATCAAAAAGGCAGTGGCGATATGTATTTCAATCCCAAAATTACGGATGTGAAACGCTAAATTCCGCAAGTGCTTTTTGTCACTTTTGCACATCTCATTTGCGTCATGGAACCCATTGATTGACGCCATAATCAAAGGCTGGTAATAGGCATAGTTTGCCACAAACCAGCGGTTAGCAGGCAACACAAACATCAGCGACAAAAACGCCCGATTGATGTGTTCGTCTGAGATTGGAACATCCTTGTCAATCAGATCGTCCCACAACTCAACTGCGTCAAAAAAGCAGTTCACAAAGTCGATAGCTTCTTGGTGGCCTAAAAACCACCGCAGTTTATTGGCCTTACTGTCTTCTTGCCATTGGGCGGACATGATAGGCATTACCCAACCACCCAGGCCGTGCCATTGTCAAACACCGGGCAAACCACCGCACCACCACCGACGGGGGCAGCTAAAAATGTAGGGGCTAAAGCGTTAGTCACCCATGCCCTGCGGCCTTGCGTACCGGGTGTTGGCAGGGTCGCCACCGTGTAGGCTGCACCTAGCCCATTACCGCCATTGGCTACGGGTAGGATACCAGATACCTGCGTGGTCAGGCTCACCCCACTCAGCGCCCCGCCAAGCGTCAAACTGCCTGATGTGGTTACTGTGCCGGTTAGCGTAATGCCGTTAACTGTGCCCGTACCACCTACGCTGGTCACTGTGCCCACAAAGGCATCGTTGCTGGTGATGGTGAAGTTGGGATATGTCCCGGTCACCACCGTCGTTCCAGCACCCGTCAGCACCACCGTCAAGTCGGGCAGGCTGTTAGTCACTGTAATGGTACCTGCGCCGTTGGTCACAGTGATGCCGGTGCTGGCCGTCAGAGTGTGCAAGGCATAGCCCGTGCCATTGCCGATCAGCAGTTGGCCGTTGGTTGGGATAGTGTTAAGTCCCGTCCCACCGTTGATGACTGGCGTGATGCCAATGCCGCCGCCCGTGATGGTGTAGACGTTGTTGAACCAGAGAAACCATTCCATTGATACAGCGCCCGTCTGCGCGTTTAGCAGCGGGACGCGAGGCGCGGGGATCTGGGTGATATTGGTGTTGGTGGTCGCCATATCAGTCCTTAGTCGGACTGAGTACCAACTCAGCGCCCATGATGCTGACCTTTACCGGGTCAGTGCCGCTGATCTCATACACCCGGTCGCGCAGCTTGAGCGTCATGCCTAGCCGACGCCAGAACGTGCGGTAGCCGTACTCGCCGATCTGGCCCATGCTAGCCCAATGCTCGTTTGACCAAGTGTGACCGCCATCATCGCTCCAACGCAACATACATTGCGGGTCAGAGCCTTGGCCGTTATTCAGCCCCACGCCTGATTCAGCATTGAGTTGCAGGGTATGGTGAGCCGTGCGCTTGAAGTTGTTCTGACCTGGCGGCAGCGCCCTCCATGAGCGCAACCACTTTTGAATGCCGCCGTTGTCAGCAAAAATGTCTAGATTGAACTTGTAGATGTTGCCGTTCTCAAAGTCACCAACAATGATGTTGCCGCCAAAGTTGCACTGGCAATTGCTGCGGTGCCGCATAAATAGGCCGTTATCAAACCTTGCGCGTTCATGCCATGCTTCAGTAGCTACATCGTAAACCCAAGTGGCGTTGCCTGATGGGAACGTTAGCACATAAAAGGCATGGCCTTCCTGCTGGTACGTGTAGGCAATGGCGTCCGAGATGTTGCCGTACTGGGCAATAGCGTACTCAACGGCATGGGTAGAAACCCGAGTTCCGGTGTAGCCGTTGGCGCGGTAGACGATGCCCTGTCCACGGGCGTCTGTACCTAGCCAGAACAGGCCATTGTCAAGTTTGGCTATGGAGTATGCAGAGACGCAGCCAATCTCGTTAAACGCGCCTTGGATGCGCTGCAAAGGGAAGTCAGCAGTGCCTGCGTCATACCAGACCTCTACCGAGTCAGTACCAAACACCCATAGTTGCCGGTGGTCAGCAATAAGCCCCACTACACCATCGGGCGAGCCTTCAGCAGATGCGAAATCCAGCGGGTCAACTGAAGAGCCGTCCAGCAACTGCGATACCCAAATGATCTGGCTGTTTGGCTGGTTGAAGACAAAGTAACCGTCAAGGTACGCCACCGTCACAGCGCCAGCAAAGTCTGGGTCTGTGATCTGCGCAAACACGTTGGTGGTTTCGTTGTAGATGTAGCCGTCTGGATTGCAGGCAAAGAAGATTTGAGTGCCGTTGTCCGCAATGGATACCGGGCCGGTGCCTGTCACCGTACCAAGCAAAGTCGGTGTAGCCGTCATGCCGGTCAACTTGTAGACTTCATAGCCCGACACGACATAGAAGTCGCTGCCGTTGGTCTGGTGCGCCCACAGCGCCCGGATAGGGCCGGTTCCTACAGATTGCAGAAACTCCAGCCCTGGGGCGCGATTCAGAAACCCAGCCTCTAAGCCACCAGCAGGAATGGCTTCAGGGAACAGGTTGACCATTCTGTTGTTTGCAGCGTTGACGCTACGCGCAACATAGGCGCTGCCAAGAATTGGCGTGTGCATTAAATAAACCCCTTTTTCACTGGTTTGGGCCAGAACAACAAGTTGACCCTCTCCGCCTTCAAACGGTGTTTGGTAGAGTGCCCCCTCGGGGTTTGCGTTGTAAAAAACATCGTATCAGAAATTGCCAGCGTAGATGTTGTACCGTTGGCGATTTGCCACAATACCGTAAGGCATAGCCATCACATCATCTGGGTTATTGATGCGCTTAATGTTGCGCTTGCTGGTCATGGCAATGCGTGAGACTTGCGGACTTGGCTCGACGCCAAACTCTGCGGCAATCTCACAGGCCAAATTGAACCTAAAGGCTCGCAGATAACCTGGTGGGAACGACAGCGTAGTCGCCAGCGTTGCCGGTTGATGCAGCTCTTCAACTGAAATAAAGTGCCATTCCAGCGGACGCAATGGCACTGGATAGACGTACATCTCAATGTCGGGGTACGTCATGTTGATCCACAGAACTTGCGGATACGTGCTGGTCACTGTCTTGACTGCAATCCCATCGTACTGCTGCTGGTTGATGATCTTAATGCCGTAGCTGACGTTGGTAGCTGCGTCCCTGAAGTAGGTAGCATCGTCAATCAAGACCGGCCTATTGCCGACAAAATCACCAGTGGGGCCTAACGTGCGGCTTTTAGCACTTGCAGGCCAAGTAAACACCTGATCCTGAGTGCTGAATATTGACAGTCGCTCAGTGTTCCATGAGTCGATCATCTGATTGAGCGCCGACAGCGCGTCTTGAGATGCCGCCGCTGAAGGTGTCTCACCCTCTGCCAGCATCCCAATCAGGCGCATGGCCCCGTTTATCTGGTCGCCAGCAGATGTGGTACTCATTTACGCTCCTAGTTCAGCAACCTCAACTCGCGGCCTGCCACGGGGACGCCTCATTTCGTTTACCGTGGCAGGTGGCTCAACGTCACCTAAATCATACCTCACCCAGCCATTTTTTTCGTCGTAAACAGCTTCCTCTTCAGCGCAAGCCACTTTCGTACCGTGGACCGGGTGACGTAGATAAATGACCATTTTTACGCTGCGCCGTGAATGACTGAGAAATTGATAATTACCGCTTCAGAGTATGAAGTGGCAGCAGTCAGATTTCGCAACGTAATCAAGGCAGAACCAGCAGCCAAATATGAAACGTAAGTTGTGTAAGCACCAAGCGCACTACCAGTGGTATTGCTTGATACGTTCACAATGATGGTGTCATTGATGGAAATCATGCTGTTGGTCAGAATAAACGAAACAGCGGTGGCTCCAGCCAAAGCTGCGTTGTTCATCGTAATGCGCCCAGCAGACTTGTTCAGAGTTACCCCTGTGCCTTTGTCTGTTGCTTGCGTTACGGTGCCTTGAGCAGCCGTAGAGTAGCCAATTTCTTGGCTTGCGTAGCAGGTAGTAAATTCCGGGTCGGCGTAAGCAACGCCGATTGGTTGGGTATTGGGCATGGTATGTCCTTTTAGGGGCCGAAGCCCCTATTTGGTTTAAGCAACCCGATACACAGTGTAAGCAGCATCGCCGGTCTTGCGGAACAAGAACTGCCCTGCGCCGCTAACCCCAGCCGCACTGCCGGTAATTGCAATAAGCAAGTTGCCAACAGCAGTAATGCCAGTACCAACAACCATAGTGACAATACCAGATGAAGTGCCCAAGTTAACGACTTTTAGTTCAAAGGTGCTATTGACCTTTGCGTTAACAAACACAGCGTCAATTGCTGCTGCCGTAGGCATCGTATAACTTACGGCGCCAGTGCCAGCAGTAGCTACCAAAAGACCACCAGTAATTTGCGCTGCGGTCAGAGTGGCCGTAGCAGTTGCGGTCTGGGGCGCTGCTTGAACGCCCATAACGATTTCATTGGTGTTGCCATCAGTAAACTGATACCCACCGCCAGAATTAGGGAGAGCCATGATAATTTCCTTTGAAAGATGTTACGAAGAAAGGGGCCGAAGCCCCATTCAATTTAGCCCCACAGACGGCAAGCCATCTGAGGACGAATAGTGCCAAAACCGTACAAAACGTCAATACGGCAAGGCATACGGTCATTGTTAATATCGTACTGGCGAACCACACGAAGCGAGATACCGTTATGGTTTGCGCGAGCAGCCATATCTACCCCCTGGGGCATGAGGAGGTCAGCCGTAGCAAATGTTATTGCGTCCTTGTGGTAAACCAAATTCTGTGGATAGCCAGTTGATGCAGTACCAACAAACGTCACGGCAGCGTTATCAGCAGGGAAACTGTCAACGGTAGCCAAGGCGCTGGCGCTGGTGTAGATTGCTGGGCTGATTGCAATGCTAGTCCATGAACCGCTGGATGCGGTATTTGTAGCGGTACAAACAAACTGTTGCAAAGAACCAGTGGACTCACGGGTTTGTGGATTAACTGCGTACACACCGGCAATGGTAAATACGTCACCAGTCACAACGGTTGCAGCACCAGTACCGCCGTCAATGCTGATCGTAGATTGGCCTTGGGTGCTAACAGCACCGTTAACCAAGATCGTGTCGGCAGTAGACCGTGTACCAGTGGTGTGAACCTTGATGGATTGGCTCATGTTGACTTCATCAAACCCAAGCACACCAGTACCCATCATGCCGTTCTTGAACTGGCGTGACACGGTATCGGTGGGGTTAAACAAGCCCTTCATGCCCTCAACCAAACCAGCGTTGGCGGCAGGATTGACGGTAGCGTAGCGCGGGGACATTACAGCAGCGTTCTCGTTCAGTTTTTGCTGCGCTTGCAACAGAACCAAAGAGGTAGCTGGGGTCGTGCCAGGAGTGCCAACAGTCGCGTAGATCGACTTGTAAGCGTTAGCAACGTCAGCGTCAATGCTGGAGGCCAACTGAGAGATACGGGGCTTGAGAACCCGTTCTGCAAAGTCATCCAATTGCAGGGTCAGTTCAGCGGTTGTGAAGTTCACGCCGATGTGTTTCTGGCTTGCCACGGTCAGGGTTGTGAACTGCTCGTTGTCGTCCTGAACTTGCAGGGCGGCACCGTCAGTCACCAGAGCGCGGTCAGGCAGGCGGATACGCAGGGTAGAGCCGATTTTGGCACCGTTAACAGCAAAGCTGTCATCGTACTGTCGGTTCACGTTGCGGGTAATCACCAGGTTGTTCTCAAGGATTTCGAGAGCCTTCCGGGTAATCATGTCAATGGTAAGAATGCTATTAGCCACGATTTTTCCTTAGAAAATAAATTAAAACTTACGCGCCTGCAACGCTTTCATTTGTCGCGCTCTGTCGGCCTCAATCCACTGGCTGGTCGTCATGGTCTTGGTAGACCTTGGATCAGTCGTGTCATAAGACCCAGAACCCACCCCACGGGCGGTGACTGGTGAAATCGGTTCAGGCGCACCAGAAGTGCGCTTTTGAACGGGGTTATCGGCTAACTTAGCCTCAAGTCGTCCAAGTTCTTTGGCCTGCAAAATAGGCGATAACCGAGAAATACGATCTGCCTCTTTCGGATTAGAGCCAAGGTGATAAACCAAGTCAGGCCCAATGTCCGACGATTGAATCGTCTGTGCCATCACGGTCGTAATTTTGAGGCTGGGGTTGTAAGCAACTTGTTCAAAGTCGCTGTACTTAGACCTAGCCGTTTCTTCACGCTCATGATAGTTGTCAAGAATCTCAGCTTGCTGTTTCTGGAGTTCCCGCTGCTCGATTAGTTTGTAAGCCTTGGCCTCTGCGTAAGCATCGACCGACTCAAACTGATCTTGCGGAGGTAAGTCCACTGCCACTGCTGGCGCAGGCTGTCGCTCTCGTTCCCACTTTCGCTGCTCTCTTGCGAGATTTCTTTCGTACAACGCTCGTTGTTTTTGCGTATGAAAATTAAATTCTTCTTCCGTATAAACACGGGGCGTTTTTTCAGAGTTTTCCTCTGCCGGCGTTTCAATTACACGTTCTGGGCTAACCGCCGTGGCTTCCAGTTCCGGCGCGGTGACTTCCGCTGATTGCTCTTCATCTGACATTTTGATTCCTGAGAATCCCTGGTCATTGGGCCAGTACAAATATTATAGACCTTCCCCCGGCGTTATGTAAATCGTCGTGGCAGAAGCCGCAGTTGCGGTGAAATACCAAGTTGGCGGGAAACTAAAGACTTCCACAGCGCCAGCCACTATGGGCATGGCATTGCCGGTTGTAGTGACTGCCGCAGCGTTAGTTCCGGCAATTGCGGCAGTTGCACCAGCCCCTAAAAACGCCGTTACTGAGCCAACATTGACAACCCGGTATTGATTACGGGGTGGGGTGGAGGCTGTAAAGTTAGGCGGAATTTGTACAGCAGTAGGTGCGCTGGAGTTTGCGGTAATAGCCGCTGTAGCGCCATTTTGAAGGAATGCAGTGGTATCAGTCATGTTTGTCTTTCAGGGTTGTTCAGCGGCTCTTGCCTCAACTTCATACGGATTCATTTTATAACCATAGCGCAACATCCAATAGCTGTACTTGATCAGGTACAGCAGCTTTCCATCTTGCCGCATCTGTTCTAGGTGCGTCATCTCATGCCGTATCAAGGCGTTGTTCAACTCATAGCCCGGAGCCATGTAGATGACGTTCCAAAAGCTAGTCCAGCCTTGGAAACCACAGGCTTTCATGTAGAGCAAGATTGGGCCAGAAGCAGTGCGGATCATGATTTAAAGATTAGCCATTGCAACCCAAGTGCCTGGTGTTCCAGCCACCGTACACATCCAACCAATAGGTTGACCAACTGTTGCGGATAAGTTGTAGCAGATATCACCTTGAATCCAAGCTACAAGTTGAGTTCCTGTTCTGGCAGAAGGTATATCGTTGCCCCAATGCAATTTTGAGTTGCTGACTTGGACATAATGGCTGCTTGGGTGAACTGATGATCCAGATGCACCAGATAACCCTAAACCAAACGAGAATTTAGTTGCGTTTGCGTCCAACGATCCACCGTTAATTACACTGACGCTGTTTCGGTAATAATTTACAGATTGCAATGTTCCATCACCAACATAAACAAGCCATGAAGGTGCGTAATAATTTTCTTGCTTTGGGCCAAATCCAGTAAGAAGAGATTTATATTGCCAAATTTGTGTTGGTGTATTGCTTGTTTTTTCAACATATGGATTGCCAAATGCTGAAGTTATGTGGCCTTGAAAGTTGTTGCCAATAAAATAATTATTGGTGTTGCCTTCCATATCGGTTTCAAACACACCGCCATATGAATTATCGGCAACATAGATACCGTACTCAAACTGCTCAAGCGTGCCGCCATACATACAAGTGCCAATACCATTGGTAAGCGCACTCATGTAAATGCCGTAAGTACCAACACGGGGGATTCCTGCCGACAAAATTCCAGCAGCCCAAAAGTTGTAAATTGAAACCGTTGTCCAAGTAGCGGTATTAATGTTTGCGCCATCCATTAAAATGCCATATTTGAACTGAAGTGCGTAACTATTGGAAATAGTGATTCCACCAGAAAAACCAACGCCATCGTACAGGTAAATGCCAGCGCCAAGAGTTGTTGCGCCAATAGCAGTAGCATCAAGATACACTGCATCAATGGAGCAGTTTCGAGAGTTGTTGCCTGCTTGAATAGCGTTAGAACCTATTTGGTAAGTATAGATACTAAGTGCAGCAATTCGACCACCCCAAGTGCTTGCAATAATACAACTGCCACCATGTTGGCATTGAAGTTTAGTTCCATCTTTTCCATCACCAATCAACCAGTTATTGCCTGAGATTGTCAACGTAGCTTCTAGTCGATAAGTACCTGCTGGCAACCGCAAAACTTTTTTAGCCGCAGTTGCATCAGTAATAGCTGCTTGAACAGCAGTTGCAACATTAAGACTTGCAGTGTTGCTTGTTACATCCGCAATCTGAGCAGGCGTCATGTAATCAAATGCGTTGATTACCTCGCCTTGAATCATTGAATAGGAAACTTTTGTAAGTGACATAGTTAATTTCCTACTTAGATTCTAATACTGTTAATCTTGCGGTTAATCATGGTTTGATTTCAAGTTGTGCGACACGGGCGCGGAGGGATTGGAGTTCTGCAATCAGGTTGGCAATGATTTCGGCGCTGGAATAATCCATGCCTTGCATCTCTTCGCCGTCTTTAGTGCCTGTTGCCACCGTGGTGCGGCTGGCCTCTTGGACTTCATGGGCAATCAGGCCAACAAAGGTAGCGCCGTCCGCTTTCCATGTGCCTTCAACGGGCTTTAAGGAGTCGATGTATGCGCCACTGGTGGTGATAGGGCCAGTGATGTTTTTTAGGCGGTAGTCAGACGATGTATTGTAAGCAGTCGTTGATGTTGTTGATTCTATAGAGCCAATGCGTGATGTGTTTGTCCCAGTAAAGAAATCAATCTGACGCATTGTTCCAGAACCATTGGTATTAATGCAACTAAGCGATGTTTGAGTTGCCGATCCATCATTACTAACAATTACCCTGCCGCCAAATGATGCGCTTGTAGTCCCCACCAACAAACTTGTCCCATCAAAATTTAGCACAGACCCAGAGGCAAGGGTTGTTGATCCTGATGCGTACACTACTCCGTTAACGGTGTAGCTAGTAAGACCTGTGCCACCATTTGCTACTGGAAGAGTGCCTGTAATCCTGCTGGCACTAATAACTGAATTTGCTACTTTTAACATGGCGTTTCCTAGTTGTAAACAACTTCAATAATGGATGTGTAGGGCGGTGCTTGGCTAAACGTTACCGTGCCGCTGGTTACCGTGTAGGTATTGCGGTTCTGGTACACGCCGTTGATGTAAATGGCGGTGAAACCATTGACTACTGAGAAAGCAGTTGTTGTTCCGTTACCCGTTGCATTAGAGGCAAAGGTGCTGCCGTTGATGTTGTCTACTGTCCAGATTAGCACGTTCGTGCTGTCGTACAGAGCAAACTTATATATAGCCCCACTGAGCCATACATTGGCCTCGCCACGGCTGTCCAGAATAACGGGGTTAGTGTTGGCAGTGTTTCCCGTGCTGTCAGTGTAGGACGCCAATGGCGTAGTCGTACCAGCAGCATAGGTGTACAGTTTGCCACCTACCAACGGTGCGCCGTTAGCATCAAAAAATTGCAGCTTGGGCGTTGGGGCTAAAGATGTGGTACTCATGCTAAGAACCTCAACTTGTATAGGGTACGCAAATAAATTTCAACAATGTTGTCAATCAGTTGCTGGAGCGAAGTGTCAGTTTTGTCGCACACTTCATATCGTACTTTTTCAATTTCGTCCAATTGACCTTGAAGAAAATCAATGATGTTGGCCGTTTTTTTGTTGCTGCCCAACGTAATCTGGCCCATCAGGCCATACCTGCCTTGGTAAGTTTCAGCAAAGTCGTCAGCAGCACCAACAATACGCTCGTAAAAAATATTGAGCGCCGTGTGCTTGCTAAAGCTGCGGGTATTTAGGTGAACGCTGTGCGCTACATCCCGCGCTAGAAACAGCATCCCTACAAACTCGTTACCTTTCATTGCGGCATTCCTTGTGGTTGTGGCTCCATGCCTTCTTGTGGCATCTCCATACCCGGCATATCAACATCTCGCCCAGGCATTTCGTTGATTAAGTCGCCGCTGGTAATCATGCCGTGGATTGTACCTAGTACCACCTCTTGCACCTGATCTGGCGTCATAGCTGCTGACATGGCGGTCATACGCTTGGTTTCAGCATCATACGCCTTGACCTCAGAATCAAACTGCTTAATTTGCAGGTCTTGCGCTTCCATCGACTGCTGAACGTTCTTGAGCATTTGGTGCATCTGCTCCATTTCGTGCCCCATTGCCTGCATCTGCATATTGGCAGCTTGTAGGGCTGGGTCGTTCTCATCACCCATCAGTTTGGGGTCAATGGTCTTAGCCAACCGTTTAGCCAACTCGTCAGCACCAGGCCAGTCCATGTTCTTGACGAACAGGTCGCCAGCCACAGCCCACAGTTGCGGGTTGCCTTGAAGCAGGTTTGCCATCTCTTCCCGAGTCTCCACCCGCTTGGTGCTGTAACTTGGGCCGGTGGTCACCACCACATCGTATTTGCCGACATTGGGGTTGTAAATCTTGGCAATCTCAATGCCCTGCTGGTCAACAATCTTCTTGACCGGCTCGGGCTGCGACGGGTCAATCCGTGCCATGTTTGTCTCACCGTCTTCGCCAATAATTCGCGCAACCCGCTGGGTGTCGTAGATTTTTGGAATTAAGTCCACCAGTTGCCGGGTCACGTACCGAATGGCACGGGCCAGGTTATCAACATAGTGATAGGTTCCAACGTCACCCTCGCGCTGACGGGCTAGGATAGCCTTGCCGCTGCGTTCGTTGCCGCCCATGCCCAGACTAGCGTTGTACTGCCCAGTTGCAGCTTTAATGTCTTCAGATGCCCCTGATTTAGCCTGTAGGAGGCCGCTGGAGGCCATTGGGGGCTGGGCACGTTGAGGTAGTGGCAGAGCAGCACCAGCGCCGTCTGTAACGTCTGGGTTGACCTCCAGATACGGCCAGTTGGTCGTATTGGCAGTCTTCCACTGAGTCTCGTAACCTTCAAACTGCCCACCGTAGCCAATGAACGGAGCCTTGGGCGCTAGGGCCAGCATCTCTGCTTCTTGGCTTACCCAGTAGTTGTACATCCGCTGAGCGTCTTTTGCGTTCCGCACCAGACCGGAAACATAGATCTGCCCGTCAACTTCAAACTCGTTGCCTACCACGCGCACAATGGGGATGTACTTACCCGCCCAATCGCGCTTCTTTAGCGCTTCGTAGCCGTTGGTCTTGACCCAGCAAACTTTCTCCCGCTGCACAACCCGGTTCTTCAACGGTTTGCCGTAGAGCGCCTTCAATTGCTTGTCATCAGGCGTGTTATTGAACGCCGTGATGTTGTTGGGGTACAAATTCAGGGTTTCTGCCTTGTACTCTACGTAGAAATACTCAGCAATCCGCACTGTCTCGTCGCGCAGCCACTGCGTTAGGTCTTGGTCGCCAATCCCAAGGGACTGCAAGCTGCTAATCGGCGCAGCGTCCGGGTACAGGCGTTCGTACTCGTCCTTTGGCACATCCTCCGTGACAAAGCACCACCGCGCATCTGCACCGCATGGATCTTGGATAGCGGGATCCATAAACACCGAGAACGAATTCCGAACCCGGCCAATCTTTAGATCCTGGTCAAAGCTGTTTTCGTCGCAATACTCAGTCAGTACCCGAATGTAGCCTTCGCCGTAAGTCACCTGGTTCTCGCAGGCGGTGTCGTAGGCCGTGTCAGCGTCACTGATGTATTCAATGTGCCGCACGATGCCGTTAAAAATCTCAGCCATCTCCGTGTTGGCAATCTCATCCGCAGGGATGACCTTACCGCTGGGGCGGTTGTGGCGCTGGTCGTTGGTGACTTGGCGAACGTGCTGCGGCAGCTTGTTAATAGTCAGGCAGGGACGGGCGTTGATGGTCTGCCCCTGCACCGCCCCGCGAGTCGCCAATACGTCAGCAGGCCATTGCCACTGATTGTCTGGGCTACCCGCCATAAACCGCAAGTCATCCAGTTCGTTGCTGCGCGAGTCGCTGTAGGCATTCACCGCCATAGTCAGGCGTGAGCGCATTGTCGCCAGCATATCGCGCTGGTCGTCCTTCTCACCCGGCCCACCGCCGACGTTGGCAACCTGACCGACCTTGTTGATACCCGTGTAATCAGCCATTACGATCCCATCCATCCAGTAGATACCGCCGAATAGTCAGAGTACCGCCGAACTGACGGCTCCTTGTACTCCCGATGCGCCACAGGGAAAGCAAACGTCACGCATATCGCATCTGCGGCATCTGGACTGGCTAAACCCCGTGCTTTCATTTCTTTCTTGCTCTCCAAGAAGATCGTACCCCGTGAATCAGGCTTCATCAAGGGCGAAATTAGGTCTGTCTTCAAAAACCTATCGTGCGGAATACTAGCAGATTTCAACCACGCTTTCATATCCCCCCACATCTGCGCCCTCATATTTCCATACATTATCGGGTTTTTTGCCTTGTTTCCAAAGTTCACCCCCTTGATCTTGTACCGCTGCTCCTTCAACCTATCCACAATCCCCGCCCCCAGCCCACCCTCATCAATCACCACCATTGTTGGTTTGTACTCCTCCATCGCCTCAATGATGTGCCCCACCACCGTCATCGTGTCATCGCCCCGGTACTTCTTAATAGCCACAATATCCCGCCCCTGCCGCACCGCAATCACAGTTGCATCCGCCCCAAACCGCGCAGGATCCACACCAATGATGATGGGGGCACTTGCATCCTTGTACTTTGGCCTCTTCATGGCCTCATCAACCACATCACTCGGTATAAACTGGTCATCACCCGCCCGTGGGAACTCACCGTACACCTCAACGTGCGCCTGGGCGCTGTCCGGCCCGTACTCCGCAATAATCCGCTCATAAACCGCCTTGTCCGTCCCCTCCACCGTCCGCGCATCCACCACCTTAGTCACCCAAAAGTCCCTTTTTGAGTTAAAGCACTCATAAAAGTACCCCGTATTGCGCCGTGGGTTAGAAAACGCCAACCAGAAACGATTCGGCGTGTTTTCCGTGAAGAATCCACCAGTGACCGACCAGATCGAATCGTCAATACCTGACGCCTCATCAAAAATCACCAGCACACCATCAAAATTATGCACACCAGCATAAGCATCCGGGTTCTCTGCTGACCATAACCTACCCTCCACGCCCCAGTACCGGGTGCCTTTCTTCAGGTCGCGCTCGACTAACTCTGTCAGCCACTTGGCTGGGGCTACTCTGGTGGCACTTACCTCAAACCAGTGGCTGTTTAGCCCCATAGCCAACCATTTAGTTATCTCCGCCCAAGTAATTGACCGTAACTGGTTCTCGCTATTTGCCGAAATAATTGTCGTGCTACCAATCCTTGTGGACACCATCCATATAGTCAGCCAAGACACTAATGCCGACTTACCAATACCACGACCAGAAGATATTGCTTCTTGCATTACAGAGTAATTTACTTTGCCATTATTCTTAGCAATATGGTCAGTAATATCTTGCAATACTTCCCTTTGCCATTTTCTTGGGCCAGAGAAATGCTCCAGTGGAGTATTCTTAACTCCCCAAGGAAATACATACTTAACAAAAGCCAGTGGATTATCTTTTAATGCTGGACTCCATAGTATCGCCATTAACTCTTGCTCATCTTCTGGTTTGTATATAGTTGTTTGCATGGTGTATTAATGCCGCAGGCATTTGGTTATATATTAAAAAATAAAAATTGTGCGCGGAGGCTCCGTAGCCGTGACCTCGGCCAGCCGGCCCTCCCTCCCCTACCCGAGATTGTCCTCGCCTTGCACATCATGCACATTCGATGCACTCAGGCGCGGTGTAACGTCCACAACGTTTACAAGCCTAGCCTGTGCAGCTTGGAGCGCTCCACTAATACTAATGCGTGTGTCACTGACTGACACGTCCAGCCTATCGCCGTAGACTTTCGGAGCTAGTTTAGAGGCTCTCCAACGCATCGAATCGAGCACAACCCGTGCAGCATGGCTATCCATCGTGCCAGCAGCTACAGCCTCCTCCACAGCCTCCATGCGGTCGAATAGGGTATCGGCTTGGGCAGTCCGAGCGCGCGCGTACCTGGTGGCAAGAGCGGCATCGTCCCGCATCCACCGAATCACAGTCGTGTGATCTGGCATGCCATCCATGCGACACACTTCCCGCATTGACTTGCCGGTTTCAATCTGCACCAGCAAAGCATCCACCATCGCATTTTTTGTTGCATCGTCATACGCCACATACATGTTAGTAACCCCTAACTTAATTTACTGACCACCTGGTCAGCAATGCACCATTTTATGCACAATGGTCTTACACAATTGCACATATCTTAAGATATATGTGCATGCAGTGTAAGGGTATACCCTTGTTTTGTCACAATCTTACACAATGCATTGTGCATACATTGTGTAAGAAATGTAAGGGTAAACACCTAGAAAATAGTGCGATAAAAGATGTTGCAGTAGCATTGACTGCGATAGAATCTGTTACATGGTGTAGCAATAGGGCTGCACCAAAGCCAGGGCTAATGGGCAATTATGCCAAATCAACCTAAGGACAATTATGGAACACGCAACTATCGAAACCACCACCACCACTGTCGACAATGATCTGATGATCATGCCAGGGCATTTAGCAGCTATTGCCATGTTCGCAGCTAAGAAAGATATTCGGCACTATCTGATGGGTGTTTGCATTGATACCGGCCCCACTGGTGCATTTTTAATCGCTACCTGCGGGCACACTGTCGCAGTGCATCAAATTGACACTGTGGCGCGACCTGCTGGTCAACTTATCATGCCACTAATGCCACTTGTTAGCATGATCAAGGCAAACAGGCGCGTCGGTATCAAGTTAACCCTGCCTTCTGGTTTTGCAGGAACCTATAACAACAATATGCGAGTGAAACGTCAGGTAACGCTCGAATCATTGAAGGGTGAAATTGCAATTATCCCTGAGCTGGACGGTATTTTCCCGGACTGGCGCCGAGTGGCGCGGTATGACGATGCACCATACCCGCACCAGGTATTTTTTAACCCTCACTATCTGGTCCGAGTGGCCGATGCTGCTGATCTGATCAGTGAACGTAAATTCTCGGTCCAAGTTCGTCCAGGTGGCACTGGTGTCGGGTTTGCCACATTGGACCATGAGGGTAAGACAGTGGCCTACATCATGCCAATCAGGGGCACCATTGCCGATCTGCCCAGCAAGCCCACAATGACCTACTGATCAAATAACCCTCAAGCCCTTACCCTGTAAGGGTTTATCACTATTATTTTAGGAGTGAACCATGAAACTGTACCAATCATACGAGTCAATGCCAGCAAACCCGGTCTATCTGGGCTCTGACGATACACCGAATTGTTTGAGTGAGCATACCGCCAACATGATCGACGAGGAATCGTGGGGCAAACCCTTGGCCTATGTCGTCGACGAAAACGGGTTCCGTTCGTTCTTTACGTGGGGCAAATAATGCGACGCATTCTATGGACTATCACGCAAGCCCTACTTGGCGCGGCCATCTGGGGTGGGCCATTCATTTACTATTTTTGGAGCATGAAACCATGAGTTACAAACAAGTAAACAGCAAAGGCTGGGAATATATCAAAGAATGGATTCTTTTGACTCAAAACGACGACCAAGAGTATTCTTTTGACTCTCGCGCTGCTGAAGCCTGGTGCAGCGAAGCCGAGGAAAGTATGGGCAATGGTAACCCGCCGATAGTTGAAATGCAGGCTAGTGCCACGCTTAGCGGACGAACGGAGACATTTATTGTCCCTAAAGATGGGGTTTATGAATGTGATCCGGAACCCGGCATCTGCCCGGCCTGCTCGGGCAGTGGCGAGGGGATGTACGAAGGCACCAGGTGCGTTACCTGTAAGGGAGCAGGGGAATGCTACTAGCTGCTATCTTCGCCGCCCTGCTGGCCCTGCTGCTAAACCTGTAACGATACCTGAAACGATAAACACCATGCAACAAAACAAAATTTATCACTTTGACTATTGGTTCAAATGGAACGGTCACTGGATTTTTCCCAACAGAGAAGCTGCGTGGCAATGCTACATTACGCGCGGAATTGAGGGTTTAGAAGACTGGTAAACTTATTCCCACCATTCAATGCCCACCTTGTATTCGGTGGGCTTTTTTACGTCTAAATCAAGTATCTGGCGCTTCGCATCCTCAAAACCACGCCCTACGATTACCCGGTGGCCTATGCTCTCCAGGTACGCTATCCAATCCCTTTGAACTGGCGATACCACGCCGCCAGCCTCGCGTTTCATCTCCACCCATAAAAGCCACTCAGGCACGCAAAGGTCAGGCACCCCAGGGGTCACCCCTTCTGCCTTCAACGATGCGCCCTGAGACGCTCCACGGTGGCCCCCATTGGGGATAGCGAATATCCTCACGCCCGGATAGCTGCGCCGAAACCAGCTAACCAGGCGCACCTGCTGGAGATGTTCGGATTCCATCAGAAAGGCACGGCTTCAATCCACAAGGCGCAGCCCCCAGGCTCGGATGCGAACTCAGGTGGTGGTGGCTCATTGAATTCAGCGCATACCCCATCGGGCCTGTAATGGTCGCACGTATGGCAGACCCTCGGCGGTTCGGCCTTCAATGTGGCGCGGTATTGTGTAACGATTGCGGGTTCGGGGTGTCTCATAAAAATGTCCTCTTTAATACGGTAAAAAAACGGCCTTCTCTCTTAAATTCTATGGCGCTCGGTGGCCTGCCCTCGGTCATCTGCCCGGCCATCTGGTGCAGTTCAGAAACCCCATAGTCCAGCACTACGCCTGATCGGTGGGCGATCTCTGCAAGTAGGCGGCGGGACTTCTCCCCGGCATACCCGTCGTGCGTTACTGCCAGGTATTCGGTCACTGGTGGGTCTGACAAGCCCCCGTAGTACGTACAACTAAGCATTTCACGGCCACTGGCGCGAGATATATGCTTGCGCCAAGTCCAGCTACTGACTTCCAAGTCAGTACCATCTTGGCCCATGATGTCCTGATTGTGCAGCTTCAAAGCTGGGCGCTCGGGTTCAGGGAATGCTTCACCGCAGGCCGGGCACTCTCTTACGCTCAAGGCGCAGATTTCCTGACAGTTCTCGCACACCTTGACCGGCGCTTCGCCCTGCTTGTCGCCCTTCTTTGGTGGCGCTCTCACGGCGGTGATGGGGCCATGCTGTTCCACTACGCCTGCAAAGTCCAGCACCAAACAATGATCGGTGTGGGACTTGGGTCGCAAGCCTCTGCCGGCCATCTGCACATACAACCCAGGCGACATGGTTGGCCTCAACATGGCGATCAGGTCAATGTCTGGATAGTCGAAGCCCGTTGTCAACACGTTGGCATTCGTCAGCGCCCTCAATTTCCCATTCTTGAAATCCTCCAACATTTGCTGGCGCTCTTTGTGCGGCGTGTCGCCGGTCACGCAATCAGCGGCTATGCCGTTGTCTCGCAATACTTGGGCAATATGGTGAGCATGATTGACACCAGTGCAGAAAAATAACCATGCTTTTCTTTCTCCAGCAAGGTTTATGACTTCGCGCACCACCGATTCGTTCTGCTCATTGGTATCGACTGCAGCCTGCAATTCGGCTTCAATGTACTCTCCACCACGCTTTTTGACTTGGGATATATCCAGCTTAGATTTGGTCACTTTTGACCGCAGCGTCGATAAAAATCCTTTGTAAATTAATTGCTCAATACTGACTGATTCAATCAACTCATCAAAGATGGCCGGCTTATCAGTGATCAGGCCATGCCCCAGGCGGTAGGGAGTGGCGGTCAGACCAATCACCCTCAAGGAAGGATTGATTTTGCTCAGTTCGGCCAACAGGCTGCGATAGCCACCTTCATCCTTGTGAGCCACAAGATGGCATTCATCAATTATTGCGATATCGATATGCCCTATCTGCTTGGCTTTCGTCCTGACAGACTGAATGCCTGCAAACGTAATCGGCTCCCCCAGGTCGCGGCGTTTCAAGCTGGCGCTGTAGATTCCCATTGGCGCTCCTGGCCAGTGCTGGCGCATTTTGTCGGCGTTTTGCTGAAGAATTTCTTTCACATGAGTGAGCATAAGTATTCTGGTTTCAGGCCAATTCTGCAAAGCGTCTTTGCACAAATATGCAATTACATGACTTTTACCGGCTCCAGTTGGAAGAACCAAACAAGGATTTCCGTTGTTTCCAGATTCAAACCATTCATATATTGAATTAACGGCCTTTAATTGATATTCACGAAGTTGTTGCATTGTGTTTCTCAATATATTTAGATGCTTTTAAAAACAATATCTCACTTTCTTGCAGCAATCCAATTGCTTGATTGCATTTTTGACAAAGCAAACCTCTTACTTTTTTAGTTAAATGACAATGGTCAATGTGGTAACCTTTTTTAATTTCAACATTGCAAATTACACACTGGCAATTTTGATTAATTAACATTTGCGTTACGTCAAATTCAGACAAACCATAAAGTTTTTGCACACGCGCCCATCGAGTTTTGTCTGTTCTTTTGGCTCTTGATTCAACATCGCAATCAATGCAATTGTTAGTTGTCACATATCGACGGTAATGCCCATGTGGACAAGCGGCATCAGCCAAATATTCCAAAGCGCCATCATTTATTGCTGCCAACGCAGACGCATGATTTACAGCAGATCGTTTGCTTGATCTACCACTTGAATTTATGGACGCCTTGCCACGCGCTTTAGCAATGCACTCAACGCAGTTGCCAGAAGATGCGTATCGTGGTGACAAATGCTCCTTCAAGCATCTTTTTCCGCTGAAATACAGCGTCTGTCCAAGTTCTCTGGCCCGAAAACCAGTGGCTGGAAGTTTTGAAAACTCTTGGTGAAATTCGTGTTTCTTTGCCATGATGTACTCACATTAAATAATGATCTATCATAACATCATCCCACCACCCTGCCATCCCATTCCTTCCGCAAATCCATCAAAAACGGATCACCACTCGCACAAGCCGCAGCATTGGCTAACAGTTCTTTTGAGCCGTAAACCCCCTCGCCCGGCTCACCATTGGCAATTCCCTGCCCGTCGATCTCATAGACTGCCACCCAGTCGCTTGGCCCTTCCAGGCGTTTCCACGGCACCAGATCAGGGTGCAGGACATGGCTCTCGCAGCCGATATGCTGGGCATCAGTCGGCACAATGTCATCCCACTTGGCGCAGTGCCAGGTTGAATCACTCAGTGGCGTAATGTGGGCGCAGGTGCGGCAATTCACCTGAATGTATTTAGCCCAATCGTTATTTGACATTTTTATATCTCCTTTGATTTTTAACTTGTTCAGATGCAGTTGACCACTTGCAATTTTTTGGCTCGTAATTTCCATCTACATCAATTCGATCAATAGACATTCCAATAGGACGTTCACCCATGTCTTTTAAAAAGTTTTCAAAACTGCTCCAGTGTTCACATACAGATATTCCACGTCCACCGTAGTGTTTGAAATTTCTTGCGTTTGGATTTCCACATCTTGTACGCATGGAATACCAAGAAACGTAAGTTGGTGATAATTTTCCAGATCGTGCATGACCATGTTTTGTGTGTGTTTCAAGCAAAACATCCAAATGCAAACAACCGCATGATCTTTTGTTCCCACTTCGAAGTTCGACCCCAACTGCAAGCGTTACTTGACCACAATCACAAACACATTTCCAGAGAATATGGCGCTTCAAATTGCTTGAGTTTTCAGCTTTCAAAACAAGCAAACGATCAAACTTTTTGCCAGTCAAATTATGTTTTTGTCTTTGAAAATCTTTAGATGCACACCCACAACTTGGCTCACGACCAGTTCTAAGAGAAACAGCAGTTTTTACACATTGATTTCCACAATCACAAACACATTTCCAGCTTGGATGACGACCTGTAACGCGCTCTCCAATCATTTCCAACACTATCAATCTGCCAAATTTATTGCCCATCATTGCTACGCGCTCTTTCATGATTTACTCCTTGTTCACGAAAGCACACTATACCATAAGCAGGACACATCTTGCACTCAAACCAAGTCGGGTCAGTGCTTATCGGTGGTGGCAGACGGTCAGTCAGCGCCAGCCGTTGGCCCTTCTCAATAGCCTTCACCGCATGGTCTTTGTCGTACTCAAGCCGTTCGGTGTAAATTCGGTCATCATCTTTGCAGACGGCAACGTACAAGGCACGTTTCAAGGCAGTCCCGTGCATATACACTTGGCATTGGGTGAAATGCTGGGGCTTACTCTTTGCCACGCCATTCTTCTCTAGGTCATTGAATGACTTGAGACTGTGGGTCTTGAACTCCAGAACGTGTTCAGTCTTTGGCGCACCAAGCACGCCCTTGCCAATACCATCCAGACTCCCGCTAACGTGACTGCCAAAGTCAACCCGGCGCTGGGTTCCGCTAACGCTCATGCCAATAGCGCGTAGGTCGCTGATGATGGTGGCCTCCTCGGCAAAGCCACGCCTGAACAGTCTCAGGATTCTGCCTTGGAACTTCTCAACGACTGCCCAGCGAAAACTGAGCCAAAGCCAGCGTTCGCAATGGTGGCCCAGCGTAGAGCAACCCATATGGGCGCGGGGCTTCTCAATTCGTTCCTGATGGGCAGCGTCAATGAGGGAAGTTATGGTAATCTCTGGTTCAGGGATATTCATGGTTGGTGTTCCTGTTGTATGTTGTTGCTCATATTGACCCCGCCGTCAAAAGCGGGGTCTTTTTTTTGCTTACTTCTTAGCCCAAGGTGGCGCAGACTTAGCCGGTGCAGCACCAGCAGCAGGCCCAACAGGCTTGAACGGGGCTACAGCAGCCGGTGTCACCCCACCCAATGCGCGGTATCCCTTGATCTCATTTCCGGCGTAGTCGCCCGTCTTGACCACCAGTTTGATGCCCAGGTTGCCGCCAATCAGTTGGTCGGTGTCCTTCAGTTTGGCAAGGCCAATGGCCCTCATGATCTCGCCAAGCTGTTGCCTTCCGATCTCCTCCGCTTTGGTTGAAGCGTTCTTGATGTTGAGATTGCCAAACACCACGCGCCCTTGATGGCTGGGGCCGGTGATGGTGTACTTGCAGGCAATGTACTTGCCGTCACCCGCTTTAGTGGCCTTGACTTCCGCGCCTGTGATAGTTGCGTTGTACCAGCCCTCGGGCAGTGGTTCAAAGTTTCCGGTGTTGCCAACGGGAAGGGTGTCAAGGGTAAATTCTTCGTCTAAAAAAGCCATGATTAATCCTTAAAGATTGTAAAAGTAGGGCGTCCAGGGGTGGACGTAATAGCACCAAGCAAAGGCCCAGTCACGGCGTCAGCAGCCGACCCCCAAGCCTTTGCATTGATTTCTGGCTTCCAGCGGAAAAGGCTGGAAAGGTGTTCAGACAGACCAGCCTCTGCAGCCAGCATCTGGAGTTTGTCGGCGTCGATCTTCTTGTTGATGCGGCCCTCCGTTTTGATAACGTAACCGTCAATAGCGTGTTTGACCGTGCCGTCCAAGTCCTTGGGAATGGCGAACGTCTCGACCATCAGGTCTTCCAGTTCCCGGCGCTCGGTCACGGCAGCAGTCTCGATTTTCTTGGCGTCAAGCCAGCGTTGGTAAAGGGTGGTTGTCATGAGTTTTCCTGACATTCTTTAACGTACTTGGTGAGGGAAGCAAGAGCGTAATTAGCGTCACGCACATACTTGGCGAACTCGTCTAATTGAGCGTCATCCATCTGGTGAATAGCCATGCTTTTCATATGTTCCAG